ATGCGCTTATTGTCGTTGGCGCTACGTATGACCTCGACTTTGACCGCAACGGTTATCTTCTCGGAATTGAGGAAGCCTAACTTCCTTTGTTTAAACCCAAATTTCATTTCCTATGGGAGAGCGGTTCGCCGCTCTCACATGGCGGGTTGGTGTAATGGTAACACGCAAGGTTCTGAGCCTTGATTTGGTAGTTCAAATCTATCGCCCGCAACCAATACGGATTTGACCTCCGTTATTCGATGTCGCGAAAGGTGGTGGCGAATTGAAAAAAAAGCATCGGTTTTTTTATAAGCGCTTCGTCGCCCTTCTCGCGGCTCTTGTTTCTTCTTTTTGTTTTTGTCTGCCTTGTTTTGCTTCGAATAATGCTTCAACTTTTCAATGGGTTGTTACTGATAAAGTAGAGAAATATGGCGAAAATGGACAATTAACTCCTTACTTGCAACTTTCTCCATTTGTTGATGGAAATTTTTATGCTGCTACGTTTGAGACACGCTTTGTTTCTTATAATGGTTCGTATTATATCGGCTCACATACTGATAGTTCTAGTTATTCTACCCATGCTCAACTTTGGGGTTGTCCTGTAAATTATCCTGACTGGTGGCGTGCTGATTTGCCTTTGGGTCGTACTTCTTATGTGCAGTTTGATAGACTTACTTTTATCTCCACTGGTTCTTCGCCTATTTTTTCTGATTTGACAGAGGTTAGTTTTCTTCCTCAAAATAAGGCTTATTCTTTTGATATTTCTATAGATAATGCTGTTGATAAGCCGACGTATCCTGACCACGATGTTTATTTGTCTAGTAGCTTTCCATTTTATTTAATTTACACTTACTCTCAGGGCACTAATAATGATGTTAATGATAGTTTTGTTGGTGCTGACTTGCTCCGTCTTACTGGTATGCCTGTGTCTTATGGTGCTTCCGCTCCTGTTACTTATTCGATGTCGGAAGACCAATGTGTGTTGACTTTAAACCAGAATAATCTTCATTATTCTTATTTTTGGATAGATTCTATGGCTAATGCCTCTTTAAGCCAAATCGAGTGGCTTGTAATGCCTAATATTACTGATTGGACGGAGGAACAGCTTCTTCAACTTAATGGTACAGTATTGAAAGTCTCGGCCGAGATTTCATTCTTGATTGATGCTAATAAACTTCCTGCTGGCCTTGAAGTTGGTGATTCTTTCCCCTCTGTTGACCCGTTTGATTCTTTGCGGGATTCTCTCTTGGATGAATTTGATGTTGAAAATAAGATTGATGACACTCGCATGTATTTAGATGCTGCTGTTAATTCTTTTTCTTCTGTTGATTCTGATGTTGCTTCTGGTGCTTCTGGTCTTCTCGGCGGTCTTTTCCAGCATTTAGGCACGTTTCTCTTTTCTGTTTCTCTCCTTTGCCTTGGTGCTGTTTTTCTCCGCATTGTCCTTAGAAAGGCGGTTGACTGATGACTTTTCTTGAATTCTTCAAATCAGTTTTTAAACTTTTCGGTGATGCTGGTTCTGTTCTTATTGGTGTTGTTGTTTTCCTTGTCGGCTTCGGTATTTATAAGTTCGTTAAGGATTGGTTGCCATGGTAGATTTTGTTGCAACTCTCGGTGTAGTTACTTCGTTTGTCTATGAAGTACTGAATATGCCTTTTTTACACTTCGGTACTTATGGGGGCTTAGTTCTTATGCTTTTTCTGCTTTCTCTTGTTGGTTTCGTTCTTCGTAGTCTATGGAAAGAGGGTGATTAATAATCGAAGTTCCTGCTATTATCAAAACTTGGGTTGATTCTGACGGCGTCACCGTCTACACAGTGCAATATAAAGATGGCAGCACTTGTGATATGACCGTTCAGCAGTATGATTATCTCAAGGCGTCTGCGCAGGCTGTCGCCGATATGGATTTTAAAGCCTCCGCTGATTCTCAGCCGGCTGAAACTCCTGTTCCCGCTGAGCCTGCACAGAACATCACCGAAAGTCCAGACCTCCGCGACGGCTATGTACCGGAGGAAGGCGAATTGCCTTTTGAGGGGAGCTTGACCGCTTATGATGACCGCGCCGCAGATACTCCGGCTTTGTATGCTAATCTCCCTAACGTCTCTAATAGTTTCACTGCTATTATGGATTGGTTCGGAGATACGTTTTTTGTCGAACGTACTGAGACGGTGCACAAGTCCGGTTATACGTCCGAAAGGTACTCCTATAATAGTTCGACTCAACTTATTCAGCTTCCTTATGAGGAAGATTCCACAACTACGTCTCAAGTTCTCAACCCGCAAGCTTGCGTTTCTGCTTTGCTTGTTGTCCTTGTCTTCGTTACTACTGTTACTTGGATTAAAAACGCGATTTGGGGGCGCATGAGCTGATGGAAATTCTTCCTTTGCAGTATTGTTTCGGTATCTTTTCTGTTCCCGAAATTGGCTATTTCATTATTTTCGTTGCTGTTCTCTCTATGTTGGTTCTCCTGCTCCGTCCGTGACAGGTGCCATAAATATTTTTAAGAAAGGATGATGACTTCAGGCTGCTACCTCTACTATTGCTACGCTGCTTTCTCAGGTCGGTGAATTTTTCACTCAGATGATTACTTGGATGGGTCAGCTTTTGGACTTCTATGAAGCTCAGCCGATTCTCCTTGTTTTCGTCCTCCTCGCTATCGGTGGTATTGTCCTCCGTATCCTTCGCCGCTGGATTCCCGGTCGCTCCTAACGATTGAGAGAAAACGCCGCCGACCATTTTAAATGGTCGGCGACGTTTTCTCGTTTAGAAAGGATTATATGTTATGCTTTATGGTATTCTTATCTTTTGCGTTTGCTGGCTTTTTGTTTATATCGATAACTATTGCAAAAACCCCTACAAACTTGAGGCTGTTGTTGGTTCAAAAGGCTCTGGCAAGTCTCTGTATATGTCTCGTGTTGCTGATAAGTGGCTACATGCTAATAAGGGGCTTATCTATAGCAATATGGGTATTGGTTATGAGTTAGAGCCGGAATACTGGAAACAGCTCTTTGTCCCTGATTCCCTTATACTCATTGACGAAATTGGTGTTCTGCACTCTAACCGCGATTTTAAAGCTATGCCCCGTGATGCTATTGAGTTTTTCAAAATGCAGCGCAAGTATCGCTTGACGATTATTGTATCGTCTCAGACCATGGACTTTGATAAAAAGATACGTGACCTTTGTGACCGTATTTACCTTTGCAATCGTATTGGCTGGTTCTGCCGCCTTACTCCCTACCGCTCTTGTATCGCTATGGAACATCGTCCCGAGGGAGGACAAGAGCTGGTCAACACGGTGCGCAAGGCGGGTCGGGCAAGGTGGTATACCATCCCTAAGTCCGTGAAGCAGGTAAGTGCCTTAGAATACGATACAGAGCAGGTTATCAGCAAGACCCCCTCGAAGTAAAAAAAAAGAACTCCCCGTGCCCCCGTAGGGGGTCAGGGGAGTTCTTTTTTTTTACCGGATCACTCCCGCCGTCTTGTCACGCGATAGCGTCTCTACCGCGTCCCCCGTCCCCGCAAGGGCGAAGCCCTTGCCCTTCCTAAACAGACTGGTAGGGAGTTTCATTGCGCTGCTGGTGGCGTGCGGTCGGGTAAGCTGGGAAAAGAAATCTTGCGTCCTGCTGCGGCAGTTCGTGCGCGTGCTGGCCGGTGCTCGCTTCGTGAGCATGAATCAAAAACTTGTTTTTGATTCAAGGCCATAGGGGCGCCAATTAAGGAAAGTAGGAAATGGGGAGTAATTTTTTTGTCTTGAATCAAAATTTTTTTGACCGCGAAAAAAATTTTAGATTCAAAAAAAAAATTGATCCACATTTGCTACTTTCGGCGCCCCGTCCATCGTTATTTCGTTTCCCCGTCCCCTCGTCCCCTCCCGTTTCCCGTCTTACGGGAGTCGGTGGGCGTTCGTGTAATACGCCCACCTTTTTGAAATTTCCTCTTGACAACTCCTTCATATTGTGGTAACATTTAGCCATGGAAATGAAAGGTGGTTTCTCACATGAAAACGGTTGTTAAACTTGATTATGCTACTTTCGCTTTTGAACAGGGTTCAATTTCTATCTCCAAAATCGAAGATGCTCTTGCTCAGTGTGATTTGCACTTTGCGCAGATTTCTAACGCAAGTGAGAATTCCCCCTACAATTCCCCTGCGGGCCTTTTCTTTAAGCCGAACAACGGCGCGAAACAGTCTCCGCACTCCTTGCAAGTGTCCGGTCATGGTTGTGAGCTTTTCCGTCCCACATTGCCGCGGCTCGCGTCACTGATGCAGGATGGCCACGAATTCGGTCACTTTTCCCGTCTCGATTTTTGCTTTGATGTTGTTATGACAAAGCAGCGGTGGCGCGAGTTCTATTTGGGTGTTATTTCTGCTTCTGTTGATGAAATGAATTACCCTGAAAAAGCCCGTAAGGTTCGTAAGTTCATGTATCAGGGCTATGGCGATTCCACTACTGTCTATATCGGTCGTAGAACGTCTTCTGCGGTCTTTTGCCGTATCTATAATAAGTCTCTGCAAGACCCTGAGAAAAAGCTCTGTGCGGCTTCTGGAGAGCTTCTGGACTGCCCTGATGATTCCTATATCATTCGTTACGAGATTGAATTTAAATTTACTTCTCGTGTGCGTTCTGGTTCTCGTTCTGTCTATGACCCGTCTCCGCTTTTTTGGTTTTATTATGAAGACCCTGAGAAGCTTTTCTCCTATCTTCGTAAAGTCTGGAATCGTTACGGAAACGAAACTCTTCTTCCCGTTGGCTGGGAAGATATGCAGTTTGTGACCGATATTGAAGCCCGTAATATTCATTTCACTAAGGACTTATTGCATCCTCTTAGTGATGACCTTGCTAAGAAATTTTCCGTTTCTATCCATACCGAAGAACAAAAGATGTCTTATCTCGCAAATATTTTTGGTCATCGTATCATTGATATTTTGCTTTATCGTCCTGAGCTGCTTTTCCTTGCTTGTTGTAAGTGGGAGCAGTATTATAATGAGCGTCTTCCGTTTTCCCCTCTGGCGCTTACACAGGAAGTTGCACAATTCTCTGAGTCTTCGCGCATTGCTGTTGAGGAGTTTCGCGAAGTTGCTGAAGACCCCTCTCCCTTTATTGAAGATGGGTTTGATGATATATCTTTATTCTGATGAAAGGATGGTTGCTCTATGAAAGTTACTGTAGTTGGTAAGTCCCGCCGCGCTGGTACTTCTAAGCAGGGTAAAGACTATGATTTTACCACTCTCATGGCCGAATATTCGATGTGTGCAAACGATGACAATGACGGCGTGCAGGTTGATAGAATCAATGTCGACGCTCGCATGATGCCGTATGCGCTTATTGTCGTTGGCGCTACGTATGACCTCGACTTTGACCGCAACGGTTATCTTCTCGGAATTGAGGAAGCCTAACTTCCTTTGTTTAAACCCAAATTTCATTTCCTATGGGAG